CTTTAAGAACCTTAGATTACCTAAGATTCCAGATTTTAAATTACCCGACTTTAGTAAATTTAAAAAATCTTTAGAAAATTTATTACCAAGGTATGATATTTTTAAACCCATTAAAAATTCATTAAATGAATTAAAAAATAAAAAATGGTTTGGAAATTTATTAACACCCAAAGAAAAGAAAGAATCTGCACCTAAAGATGGTTTTTTAGAGAGATTTAAAAAAGGAGGTTTATTTGGTTTATTTGGTCCCAAAGAAAAGAAAGAATCTAAATCTCAAGCAGATCTTATTAAAGACGAAGAAGTACCACAAAAAGTATTATTACACGGAATTACTGATGATGGGTTTAAAAGTTTAGAAAGAAGATTGCCAGATCTTTTAAAGGGTATTTTAGGAAAAGGAGAAAAACCAAAAGATAAAGAAGAAAAAAAGAAATGGGGAGAAGGTGGTCTTTTAAGTCTTTTAGGCCCTGGTTTATTGGGTGTATTGAAGGGGGCATTAATGGCTGGTGGTGGTATTGCTTTACTTTTAGGTGGGGTAGCAGCTTTAGTAACGGGTCTTCAAACAGATGGGCCATTTAAAGGATTACTTAAAATTTTTAGTAAAGTTGGTATAATGGGCGGATTAAAACTTTTAGAAAAAGGAGCACTCACCTTTATAAAAAATATGAAGTCTTTAGTTAATGCTCCTGTTAATCTATTAAAGACCGCTTATAAGGGGTTGAGAAGTATCTTCGGAAAAGGAATAGCAAAAACTATTACTACCGCTATTGGTAAATCTGCCGGTCTTTTTACAAAGATGGCTTCTGGTTTATTAAAGTTTCTTGCACCTCTTTTAAGAAGGATACCTTTAGTTGGTACTGTAATTAGTTTAGGGTTTGCTTACACCCGATTTAAAAAAGGAGATATTATAGGAGGTGTTATAGATGTTTTATCGGGTATAGCTAACGCATTTGCTGTTGTTCCTGGTTTTGGTTTGATTGGTTCGGGTATTGCTTTAGGATTAGATGTTCTTAATGCATTTTTAGACTATAAGGCTGGTGGATCTTCTGCTGAAGCTAGTAAAAAGAAAGGTGGATTGATTGGTGATTTCTTTAAAGGTTTAGCTGGTTGGATTTATGAAAAATCAAAATATCTACCAGTCATTGGTAGATTAATAAAAGCAGGCGAAGCATTTTATAATAAAGATTGGGCGAAAGGTTTAACACAATTATCAAGAATTATTCCAGGTACTGGTTGGGTTATGGATCTCTTCGGATATACTGAAGAGAAACAAGAACAAGTAGTTGGCGGTCAACTTAAAGTAATGGAAGACTTAACAAGTTATATTAAAACAATAATTTGGGATAAGGTTTTTGGTTTTGCTTCCAGAACATGGAATGCAGCTAAAGAGTGGTGGAATAATGCTAAAAATTGGTGGAACGAAAAGACTCAAGCTGTTGGAGATTTCTTTGGAAAAATTGGTTCTGATATTAAAGATTTTGCTGTTAATTTAAAAGATAAAATCACAAATACTATTTCTGATTATGCTTCTAAAATTAAAGATGGCGTTAAAAATTGGTGGAGTAATACTAAAAATTGGTGGAGCGAAGTTAAAGAAGAAGTCTCCAATTCGTATTTAGGAAAACAATTTTCAGCATTAATGTCTTGGATGAAAAACAAAGTTTGGGATAGGGTTACAGGATTTGCTTCTAAAACATGGGAAAGTATTAAAGGTTGGTGGAGCAAAATTACGGATTGGTGGGGTAATGATAAAGTAGAAGCTCCTGCAGATGTCGAACAAAGTTCTTCTAATGTCATTAGTGATTTAATGTCTTGGATGAAAACTAGTGTTTGGGATAAGGTTACTAATTTCTTTGGAAATATAACAGATAGTATCAAAGGAGCCATAAGCAATTACGTAGACAATTTGTCTTTGGATCCTCGTTCTTGGGTTGGTATGGCACCCGAACAACCAAAACTAGATCCTAATGATATTGGATTAGCTGAAGGTGGTATTGTATCACCAACACCAGGGGGAAGAAAAGTTACCGTAGCTGAAGGTGGGGAACACGAAGTTGTAGCACCCCTTAGTAAATTAGATCAAATATTACCAGAAGGATCGAAAACAGAAGATTCCGATACAACAATTTTCAACAAGTTAAGTCAAATATTACCAGAAGGATTAAAGGTAGATTCCAAAGGAATTGAAATCAGTAATAATATTCTTAAAGATGTTGCTTCTAATACCGCTAATACCAATGATACTTTAGACAACCTCAGTCAAGCTATTTTTAAATTAGCTAGTATTTTTGATAAAAAACAAAATTCTAACAATAATAATATTGTTATTGCAGGTGGTAATCAACCCAAACAACAATACCCAACTGCTTCTCAAGTAGCTGCATCTAATGTAGATCCTATTAGAGCCATTAGAGCGCAATTTGCGGTTTAAAGATTAAGTACATTATATGCCTGGTTTTGATTTAACAACTAGCAATGCATTACCACCCGATGCATCCACTGCAAAAACTGACGCAGCTATTGATCCTCTATATCTCGGAAGAGGTTACGGGGAAATGAATGTTATAGATAGTTATAGGTGGACATTATCAGAAAATTTTAATAAAGATGAGGTTCCCCGAGTTATATTGATCGAGTACGAAGTTGATGAATCTACTATACAAACTCAATTAGAATTTTATTTATCTCAAGCTAAAAATGTTATTACTGATTCAAGTAACCCTTTAGCGGTGTATGAAAATTTGTATCCAAGAAAATCGACAGGAAATTATTACGTGTTTCCTTATTTTTCAGAAGTGAACTTTGAAGTTACTACTCCGGTTTGGGGAACTCTAGACACTCTCCCCCAGATGGCAAAAGGAGTAGAAGGAATAGCAGGATTTTTAGGAGGGGAAAAAGCGGCTGAGGCTGTTGGTGCAGTTATAAGTGGCGCAGCTAAAATGGGAGGTCTTGCTATGGGTGCTTTATACCCTCAAGTAGGTATTATGGATCGTCCACGACTTTGGCAAAGTCATGATTTTCGTACTATAGAAATTAAATTTCCTCTTTTTAATACATACCATGAAGATGATTGGAAAAAAAATAGAGGTTTGTGTTGGACATTAATAAATTCTAATTTATTTCAAAAAAGCAGTTTTATTACTGGTGTGCCTCCTGTGTATTACGAAGTTAAAATTCCAGGTCAACATTATAGTTATGCCTCTTGTGTAACTAATCTTAAAATTTACAATAGAGGAAATATGAGAATGCTCGACGAAGGTGGTAGTAAAGCTATTGTACCAGATGCGTTTGAAGTAGTAATGACATTAACTGATATGGTTATGCCTAGTAGAAATTTGTTTCAAAACACTAAAGATGACGTAGTAAGCGCAACTAAAAAATAAAACATATGCTACAAAACTCCATAGAACAATTACCTAGACTAAAACAAGAAAATTATGAAAATATTTTTAATGTTTATACTGATGAAGACAATAGATATTTTTATAATCTTTTGCAAACTATAGTAATACCCGACAACCTCCCGAATGGTTATTATCAACCTTATAATGTTTCTTATGGAGATACATGGCCTCTTATATCTTATAAAAATTATGAAACTCCTAATCTTTGGTGGGTCATAACATCGGTGAATAATATCTTAGATGCTACTAAGTTACCAGAACCAGGAACTACTATTAAAGTTTTAAAAACAAAAGCAGTCAGTTTAATTTTAAATCAATTAACTACACAAAAAACATAAAATGGATATTATTGAAGAAGCCACATTTGATACTAAATTCAATCAGGTAAAACATACTGTTGAATTGTATTTAGATAGTGGTGATGGAGCTTCTTCTTCTAATATTTTTCCTATTAACCCTAACGCAGTTGTTAATTTTTCTATAGAAGAAACCTTAGCTAATTGGGTTACAAAAGGAAGTCTTACTTTTTTTTATAGTCCTGAATTAGCAGGTGGATATATGAATTCAAATTTAGGACAAGTAGGGTCTGCGGCACCTAATATTGGATCATCTGATGGAAAATCTTTTTATCAATTTCGAGGGGATGGAAATGATAAATTAAGGTTAAGAATCGTTCCTGATGTTACTAATTCACAAAATAATAGTATTTCAATTTCTCAAGATGATAAACATTGGTGTTTATCTTATCTTTTTTCTATATACGACATGGAAGATATAGACGAATTGCCAGGAGCACAAAATCAAGGATCGTCTGTTCTTAAATGTTTAAAAATTTATTTTTGGGATGAATGGTATCAAAAAATGATTACCAATATCATTGAGTATTCTACAGCAGTTTCCAACACCCAACAAAAAAAACCAACAGGGGATGCCATGCAAGAAATTATAGAAAAGGCTTTACTGGATGTTCCTTCAACATTGGGCATGCCTACTGGTTCTGTAGCTAGCGGTGATTGGGAAAGGGGAGCTGCTGAAATTTTCTTTACTGCTCCAGCTCAAACTAATGCTTATGAGTGTTTAATGTATGTTTATGATAAACATTTAAGTGATCGCAGTTTACCTGGTTCAGGTGCTACAGAGGTTTTTGATTTTAGCTTATTAGTTAAAGAAAGAGGAAGAGAAGCAAAGGATGTAGGATATTTAACATTAAAACCTTTAAGTCATTATTTTGAAAGAGCAGGTAAATCAGCAGATAGCCCTGGTGAATATCAATTTGAACATTTTTTTCTACAATCTTATGCAGATTCTAGTAAACGACCTAAAGCATACAGAGCGCCTATGGGAGGAGGAGATAAAAGTGGTAAGGTAGATTTCAACTCTCTCAAATATGGTGCCATAACTAGTTACAGATTTGTAGATATATCGGCTTTAACCAATTCAACAGAGTTTGTTAACACTCCTGTTTATTCTTTTGATTTTGCTACTAGACTTTATCAAGTAGAATTTAAAACGCCTTCGGTTCAAACAGCCAGGCAATTTATTTCTAAACAATATATTGACCAACTTTATAAAGCAGGAGCGGATCCAGAAAAATTGTTTTTAATAAATTTACACACAGATAAACAAAAAAATAAAAATTTAAAACCTACTTTTTCTTTATATGGTGATGATCCTATAATCCGTCAAGCAGATGGTATACAAAAATTAATTTATTTGGGTGTCTTTCAAAACACTTGTATTCATTTTAGAACATTAGGATTGACTACAAGAAGACCAGGAAGCTTCATTGCTATTGATAAAACTGACGGGGTAGATCCCGGAGACTTCCAAGATAAATTTTATGGTCAGTGGTTTGTTATAAATGTAAAACATGTTTTTGAAACCGAAGTTTTTTATAATGAAATTACTGCTGTCAAGGTTCATCGATTTGATGTGCCTCAAATTAAATTCCCAAACACATTTTAATTTATGAAAAAATACTTTACCACAATAGAAACAGAAGAAGGAAAATTTAAAGGAACCGTCTATGATTCTAATACAAATCAAATTTTGTACACTACCAAATTACATTCTAATCAAGGAGCGGTTACATCAGAAATTAATGAATTTATTTCTAATCCTAAACTTCATGCACCGACACTCACCATGACAGCCCCTTCTTCTCCTCCACAGATACACCAACAAAAATCACAACCCGCTTTTAAAAAAAGAACTTGTTGTGGAGCTTAATATAAACGAAGACAAGTACTAAACCAATTAATTTCTTTATCAACCACAATAGCGTCTTTGTACATTCCGTCAGAGAGAGATAGAAGAATAGAAGACTTTTTATTTTGATCTAAATTGGTTTTAAAAACTACTTCAAACATTTCTTTGAAAAGTTGTTGGTAATCATTAGAAAATTCAGATTCTCTTTCAATCACAAATCTTCTTAATTCAGTAGGATCTTCTTTATTAAAGATTTTGTTAATAATCTTTTCAGCTAAACCCCTAGCATTATTTTCTTTAATGTGAAGAGTTCCGTTATGAGAAAATTTTTGAATATCATTAATGACTCTTCTAAGATCAGGATAACCAGAACGAACCAACTCTACTAATTTAGGTTTTTCTTCGTTTGGTACATTAATTCCTTCTTGTTTAAGAATGTGAACTATTCTATTAATAACCCCTTCTAAAGGAGGAACTAAATTAAAAATCTGACATCTAGATTGAAGAGGAGGAATAATCTTAAAAAGATAATTGCAAGTAAAGATAAACCTTGTATTGTCGGAATACTCTTCTATCACATTGCGAAGAGCTTTCTGTGCTTCCATCGAGATAGAGTCTGCCTCATCACATAAAACAACTTTCAACTTACCATCTAAAGATTTAGTAGAAGCGAAGCCAATGATTTTAGAACGAATAGTATCAATTCCGTTCTCGTCAGATGCATTGATGTAAAGATACTGACAATTAAGTGTATCCTTAATAAGAATTTTACTAACAGTGGTTTTACCGGTTCCTGGAGATCCAGTAAAAAGAAGATTAGGGATTTCTTCTTTCTCTTTTAAAGAATTAAAGAAATCCCTATGTTCTGGTGAAAGAACAACATCTTCTAATGTTTTAGGGCGATATTTTTCGACTAAAAGATTTTCGAACATTATCGTCCAGTACTACCAAATCCATTTTCTCCGCGCGTTGTTTCTTCAGCAGATTCTGTCCAAGAAGAAGAACTATGAATCAAAGGATATACAACCAATTGAGCAATACGGTCACCTTTCTTAACCTGATAATCAGTATCAGAATTGTTGTTAATCTTAGCTCCTAGATCCCCCCTATAAGAACAATCGATAATTCCATTAAAGGCAGAGAGGTTATGTTTGAACTGCATTCCCGACCTCGACTCAATACGAATCCAGTTTCCTGGAGTAATATAACCCAATTTAAGACCAACAGGAACAACACAACCCCCACGAGCAGGAATAACACAATCTTCAACAGCAGTTAGATCATAACCAGAATCTCCAGTCAATGGATCATTATGTTTGCGTTCTGGAAGAACAGCATCTTCATGTGTCTTAACAAATTTAATTTCCACTGTATTATTCATTGATCAATTGCCTTCCTGTAAATCCTTGATTGTCGTTAGTAGTTTCACGAATAGGTTGCTGTCCTGCTTTGACAGCATTTTGTTGAAGCCAAGCTAAGAGCTGATCTGCCTTTTCTCGAGGAACAATAAATGTCCCGTAAATAGTGTTTACTGTAATTTCCATATCAAATTAATATAATAATAGATCATTTCTTTTTTTCAAGGGGTGACTAAATATCTTTATGAATGAAGATTTAGACACTCTATTAGAAGAACTTTCTTCTTTTGATTATTCTACAGTTAAACCCAATAAACGCCACGAAGAAACAGAGATTGATGAAAATAATATCAATGAATACATTTTAAAGAAAACTGGGAATCTTATTGATGCTGGTTTAGGTGCTGTAGAAGATTTAAAAGAATATATTGTTCAAGGGCAAAATCCAGACGAGATCGCGGCTCTTTCAGAATTAATTTCTTCGACTACCAAAGCTATTGAGGCTTTAAATAGAATTAATTTACACAACAAAAAAGCTAAAGACACCAAAGAACTTAAAAAGATGGATATTGACGGTAAAAAAGAAATTGCTTCTTTGACAACCAGTGATGTCACTATTAACAACAACGTAGTTGTAGCTTCAAGAGAAGAAATGCTTCAAAGATTATTTGCTACAGTAGATCAACCAGAATTTCAAATGGTAGATGTTAATTTAGATTCAACTAAACTGATAGAAAATCAATAATCACCACCGTCAATAATAAATTGTTCTTTGGGTAAAAATAATTCAGAAAGATTAATACCACCAGAAAGTAAAGTTTCTGTGGTGTTGAGATTTTCTACATTAAAAATATTATTGAAATTACTTAAAATAGCTTCCCCATTAGTGGTTTGAAATATTAAAGAACCGTCAGAACTCAAACGTAAAACTTGAGATCCTGAAATCAAACGATCACCGAACCCACTAACAGAACCACTAAAAACCTGAGCTAAGTCTACCCCGCCAGACAAATAACGCCCCAAAACATTAAGGTCACCGTTCATGGTACCACCATTAGCATACTGAACGGCATTAGTGCCACCCCCACCAGCACTTACCCCTGTATTAGGGTATAGTTGACGAACTCTATTTATTTGCTCAGAGACGATTGACTTGATTTTAATTTCTTCGTCAGATTCCTTTATTTCATTTTTACTATCTTTAGCCAATTCTTCTGCATATTTAGAAACAGAAGAATTGGGTTTAGGTTCCACCAAATCTATTTGTTTTTCTTCTTTGTTTTCTTCTATTGACGTATCTTTAACTACTTGTTTGTTAGTAGATTTTAATTCTTTTACTATAGAACCTGTTTTTTTCTTTTTTTCTTTTTCTAAAGCATTACCTAATTTAGAAATAAAAGTTTGAAAGGGCTCTTCTGGTTTTATTTCTTCTTGTACATTAACAGTAGGTAAAGGTGATTCTTCTGTAGAAACCTCTACTTGTTTTGACTGCTTTTGTTTCTTTAAAGTTTCTGCTAAAGTGACTACGAACGATTCGAAAGGTTCTGAGGACAGATTTGTAGATTGTTGTTTTTCTTCAATAACAACCTGTTCTTTATTGATTAATTCATCACTCTTGTCAGAGACTTGTTTATATCCGTCAATGACACCAGCAGCATAAGACATACTATTACTTATTGTTTATCCTTCGCAGGATTGGCATTTAAGAATAGATCTAGCGAGTTCTTGAGCTGGGTTAGCGGAACGTTGATAATAGAGACTTTTAATACCTTGTTCCCAAGCAAAAATCATAAGTTCATTGACATCTTTGGGTTTAGTGTTAGGGGGAATCATAAGATTTAATGACTGACCCTGATCGATATATTTTTGCCTTTGCGCTGCTTGAATAATAATCTCTTTTTGTGAAATCTCACCAAAAGTCTTAAAGACGTCTTTTTCTTCTTGAGTAAGAAATTTTAAATGTTGAACAGATCCTCCGTGAACTAAGATGGATTTCCAAACCTCGTCTGTGTCTTGATCCTTTTCTTTAAGAAGTTTTTTGAGATAAGGGTTTTTATAGGTAAACTTGCCTTTAGCCAAATCTTTAACAAAATAATTAGAATTAAGAGGTTCTATACTCGGAGACACTTGTCCTAAAATAAAAGCGGATGAAGTCGTAGGTGCTACAGCAAGAGTTGTAGTATTCCTTCTTTTGTCTTTAGAATCTCCGTATATAGGGGCTTCCCCGAAAATTTCAGCTAATTCTTTAGTAGCTAAATCAGCTTTGTCTCTAATAGTTTTCCAAATTTGATTGTTAAGCATCTTGGCTTCCATGGATTCAAAACCAATCATTTTAGATTGCAATAAAGAATGCCAACCAAGAACACCAACGCCCAATGCTCTTTGGTTTTCAGCAAACTTTCTAGGAGCTTCCATGAATTGCATGTCTTCTGTCTTTTCAATAAATTCAGTCATCACTGCATCTAAAAAGAAAACAAGGGTTTCTACCGCATCTGTGTCTTTTATTTCATCCCACTTTTCTAGATTCAACGAAGAAAGATCACAGACAAATGATTCATCTTCTGAATTAGACAAAAAGATTTCTGAACAAAGATTACTGTTATTAATCTTTAAACCTTTATCTTTATAAATTTGTGGAGCTTGATTATTAGCATTATCTGAAAAGAAAATATAAGGATATCCAGATTCAAATCTTTTCTTAATAACTAAAGCCCAAATCCGACGACACTCTTTGTCACCGTCAATCATTTTTTTCATCCATTCATCAGAAACACAAACTCCAATAGACATATCTTGAATATCATGTCCTTCTGAACGAATTTGTAAAAACTCCTCAATATCTTTATGGTCAATTGGAAGATATCCAGCAAAAGATCCTCTACGAACATTTCCTTGAGAAACTACGTTCATGAGTTTATCGTAGAGTTCCATAAAATGAACAGAACCAGTAGAAGTACCACCAGAATTAATAGAGGCTCCTCGACCTCTTACATCTCCAAAGTAAGCCGAAGTACCACCACCTTGAGCGGTCATAATACCAACTTCGGCTACTTTATTTAAAATACCAGGCATGGTGTCTGGTATATAAGAACCGAAGCAAGAAATGGGTAAACCTCTTTTACGACCAAAATTCGCCCAAATTGGCGAACTGAGACTAAAAAACCCCTTATGAACATAACCTTCAAACTTATCGGCAAAACCTTTTATTTGAAGATATTTTTCCGCAGCTTCTGATATGTCTTTAATTCTTTGTTCTGCAGACTCTCCTTCTAAAAGATATCCTCTATTTAAAAAACTTCTACTATCTTTGTTAAGCCAATAAATGTCTTTATTCATGTAATTCTATATCTTAACCTTTTTTAAAAAATCTTCTAGGTTAAAATAAATCGTCTTCTGAGAAAGATTGATTTTTCTTCGCGTAACCAGTGTCTTTAGAATGGAAAAAGTCAGTCATGTTATTGCCCAAAAGTTCCTCCTCAAACCACATTGTAGAACTCAATAATTTTTTATCTGTTTCAAAAGCTTTAGAAAATTTTATCATTTCCAATGATTGATTGATTCTATTTTTAACAAATTCTTTTAGAACATTAGCACTTAAACCATCTTCTTGAATACCATTGACCATCCAATCAATAATTTTAGCTTCAGCTCTATAAGCTTCATCTGCTTCATGTAAAATTCTATCTTCTAATTCTTTATCAAACAATTCAGGATACTCTTGGCGAATGGTATTAATAATCTTAGCACCTACCATAGCATGAATATTTTCTTCGTTACGAGTATATTTGACTTGTTGGTCTGTGTCTTTAAGAACATTTTTATATCTGGCAAACCAATTAATGATATAAAATTGAGAGAATAAAGAAACGTTTTCTACAAAAAGAGTGAAAAGAATCAAAGCATAAAGATATTGTTTTTTTGAATCTTTATAAAATCGGTGAGTGTACTTTTTAAGGTATTTGACTCTTCCTTCAATCCATTCTAATTTTAAATTCTTTTCGAAAATATCTTCTAATCCCAATACAGACAAAAGTCTTTCGTAAGCGTTGTTGTGTATTACTTCGGTATTAGCCATAACATAACCTAAATCTTGTAAAGAAGGATGTGGAAGATTTTCTCCCAATTTAGCCCAAAATGTTTTGACAGCCACTTCAATTTGCCCGATAGCAGACAAAGTACGAATAATGATTTCTCTTTCTTGATCCGACAATTCTACTTTAAATTGTTGTACATCAGATTTAAAATTGAATTCTTTATCAGTCCAAAAACCATTATGCATAGATTCAATAAATTGTTCAGTCCAAGGATAATGATTAGGTTTACGAGAAAGTTGTTCGTCAAATATTTTCATAATTATTTTTGAGCATAGTGCTAGTATAGGTTATTTTTGTGTTTTTTCTACTAATTTTATCTAGTTGGCAAAGGTTCCCAACCAGTATAAGGCTTAGATAGATCGTGTTTAGCCGAACTATTCGGAATTACTACGTTTTTATTTTGAAGATTGATATCAAATTTAACATCAGAAATTGCTTCTACCTCTTCGGGTTTGATATTAATTTTAGATTTTCTTTTAAGACTATCAGGAACAGGACCTGTATTAATTCCATCATCCATAAGCTCTAAAGACTCGATGGGGACGGTCATTGGTGTTCTATAAAGACCGGGAGCATATTCTACAATAACATCGACGTAAATGGCGTCAGGTGATTCAGTTCCTCCTCTATAATTTTGTGACGTGGTAGGATAAATGGATTTAACCGCAGAGACTCTTAAATTAAGGTCAAATTTTTCATCCATACAAGATTTGATCAAATCGATGAATTGGGTGGTTTTGTGTTTAAAAAATTCTAATCTTAAACAATCCTTACGATAACGAACACGATCTCCAACAATAAAACCTCCTTGTTGGTAGCGTTCTAACATACCTTCATATAGTGTATTGAACTTCATTTCCATAATTTTGTATTATTATTTATGGTGTTTGCTCTTAAATAATAGAAGGAATGGCAATTAAAATTAAAAATTTAGAACAGATATCCAGTGAATATACTTCTAAGCAGTATGTTTATAAAGATCTATCGTTAGATTTAGGATTAACAAAAATTTCAGCACCTGGATTTAAATTACCTGCTCCAGGCGGGGATATTAAAGCTTCTTTTGATTTAACTGCTATTGGAAATTCTTTAGTTAATCTTTTTAATACATTACCAGGTCAAAGATTTCTTTTTCCCGAATACGGTTTAGATTTTCGTCAATTTTTATTTTCACCAATAACAGTAGGAAATGGTGAACTTATAGGTAGAAAAATATATAACGGTATTAAAATTTATGAACCTAGAGTAAATCCGTTAAAAGTAAAAGTAGAAGCAGACGAAGATAACAATCAATATAACATAACTGTTATATTAGAAATACCCGTTTTAAATACTTCTACAGAAACTCAATTTATTTTAGATATTAAAAAACAACAATTTACTCAAGTACCCAATCAAAATCCAAATTTTACAAACAAATAATATATGGCAAACACAACAAATAATTTTGATATCCCAAAAGGAGGTTATGTAGCTTTTGACGCTCTCTCTTTAAGAGAACTCATTATCAACAGATTAAATGAACAAAAAATATTTACAGATCAAAACTTTCTGGGGTCTAATTTGGCATGTATTATTGATATCATTGCTTATTCTTATCACACTCTCATTTATTATCTCAATAAAACCTCTTCGGAGTCGATGTTTACAGAGTCACAACTCTACGAAAACATTAATCGAATTGTAAAACTTATAGACTATTCTCCGATCGGATTTCAAACCTCTACTTTATCTTTTAATTGTTCTGCATCGAATTTAATACAAGGACTTTACACTATTCCTCGTTATTCTTATCTTTTAATAAATAACATAAATTACAGCTTCAATGAAGATATAACTTTTTCTAAAACGGAAAATATCACAATAGAGTCTTTAGATGAAATGGCGAGACAAAAATTATTGTTTCAAGGGCAATATCAAGAATATCCTCTTTACACTGCTATCGGCGAGGACAACGAAACAATAATTTTAAATGCAGGAAATGCATTAGTAGATCATTTTAATATTGATGTTTTTGTTAAACCTATTTTAACTAACAAATGGATTCAATATTCCAAAACACCTAATTTGTTTTTAGAAAATGGAAGTGAAAAAAAATACGAAATTAGATTAAATCAAAACAAAAGATACGAAATTAAATTCGGCAATGACGTTAATGGTCTTAAATTACAAACCGGTGATAAAGTAGCTATTTATTATCTTTCCTCCAAGGGAGCTGATGGAGAAATTGGTGCAGGTGCATTAAACAACAATTCTCGTTTATACCGTTATAATACAATTCAATTTAATGAAATTTTAACCGATATTTTTGAAAATGATTATCGATATCTTAGTAATATAGAGATGTTGAATCTTAACTTTACCAATTCAAACGCTTCTACTCCAATTAAAGAAGGAGAAACACCAGAAGAAATAAGACAAACAGCACCAGCAACTTACAGATCTCAATATCGTTTGGTGACGACAAGTGATTTTGAAACCTTTGTAAAAACTAATTTTTCCAATCTTATAACAGACGTTAAATGTGTTAATAATTGGAATTATGTTTCTGGGTATCAAAAATACTTTTATGATTTAGGATTAAAAGAACCAGGTAAAACTGAAAGAGCAATTTTTAATCAAATTTTTTATGCAGATTCTTGCAATTTTAATAATATTTATTTACTAGTAGTACCAAGGTCAGCTTCTCGTAGTTTAAATTATCTTTTGCCGTCTCAAAAAGAATTAATTAATTCTTCTCTACAATCTAGTAAATTGGCTACTATAGAACCTGTATTTTTAGATCCTATTTATAAAGCAGTTTGTTTCGGAATTACACCAAATGTAAGTACATTCGATGCTTTTGTTGAAGAAAACTTTTGTCAATTAGAAGTCATTAAAAAAGAAAATTCGAGAAGAGATAATCAATCTATTATTAATGATATTATTAATATTATTACTAACTACTTTAGTAGCGATAATTTATATTTCGGCAAAACATTAGATATTAGATATCTCACTCAACAAATTCTAGCAGTAGATGGAGTGCAAACTTTTTATACTAAAAGAACAGATGACCCCTCTATAAAAATAGAAGGTCTTTCTCTTTTCTTTTGGAACCCTGTTTATTTTGAAGATACTATAGTCTCGACCAATAACATTTCTTTGAAGTTTTTTGAATATTCATTCTTTAATAATTTGCAAACAATTTCTTCTAAAATTGTTATTACCACCCCTTCTTCTTCTTTTGAAAATATAGAATATTAAAATATGTTGGATGCTAAATTTTCCATAACCCCTAACATAGGCAATGTTTTGTCTACTAAATTTACTGTTACCAATTTAACATCAGGAGCAGTAATAGACAAATATATTTGGAATTATGGCTTTGAAAATTTAATTTACGAAGAAAAAAATCCAATTTTTATTTTTAAAGTTCCAGGAATTTTTAACGTCACTTTATCTGCTGTCGACGTAGAAGGTAATATAGATACCTTTACTCAAACAATAACAGCAGATTTAACATTAAAAGATTCTTTATCTTTCATTAGTATACCACCTGATTATTCCGAACCCAATTCAAAAACAACTATCCCCTTTAAAATTTCAGTAATAAGTTCCAATCCTGAAAATTCACTTAATGTAGATCTTTTTTCTTCCAATTCTTTGTCTGTTCCTTACCAATTTGTTAATAATAAATGGAACTTTTTAACACCTACTTGGAAATTTACAGATCTTAATTCTAATTTTATTACTACTTTATCAGTAGAACCCACACCAATTTATAACGACAATACAATAGTGGGCGTATCCGGTATTGGCGAATTTTATTATATAGATGCTTTAGGGAATAAAAATAATCCTGTTACTATTACCGCTACTTTACAAACATCAGGATTTAATAATTACTATGATTCTTTTGTTTACCAATATCCTTCTTATTCCAACAATAAAATTGTTAAAAAAAATATAGACTGGTATGTTAAACAAAAATTTCCAACAACCCTAAAAATAACAGGAAATTATCTAGACAATATTAATAAACTTCAATGGAAAGGAATTAAAATACCCTTTTTAATTACCTGTCACGATTTTTTGACTGGTGGTATTATATCTTCTTACCCCGAAACTAACACACTAGGAAAGAGTTTTCCTGTTAATATTTCTTTAACCAATTTAATTCCAGGTCAATACGAGGTTGAAACAAACCCTCTTTATTTTCAAACTACAGATGAAAGGGGATTTAAAACCGGAGGATATATTTTCACGTCAGTTACTGTTTTAACGTCCATTGAACAAACTAGTATAGTAGCACAAACTTCTGCTTTAAGTGGAACTACTGTTTTAAGTTTTTCTGGAGAATCTAATAATTTTAGTGTAATGGATTTTGAAAATAAAAATCAAATTAAAAGACTAAATGAATCTTTTAACAATTCTAAATATTTTAAAGATTTGGCCTTACCAGAAAATCTCAATAACAACACAATTTTATTTGATCAATTTTTTGCTGCTGCTGTAGGTACCGGTTATTTAAGTGCTAATGAAGATTTGGGACAAACTGTATATGAAAGAATAGCAAATTTTACCAGCAATCACAGTGACATCGATACTTGCAATATTGAACAATTAATATCTTTAGCGGAGCAAACTAACGTCGCCGCAGATAACTACGGTATAAATTTTCCTTCAGAAATTAAAAGAATGCTTGATATTGCTTCCACACCCAAATCAAAATTATGGGGCATTCCTGATAATACTCCTCTTTTCCCTCAAAGTATTGGTACTGAATTAAATACTCGTTATGATTTTTTAACAGCAGGAACTAAAATAGTTTTAAAAAATAAATTTGACGGATCTATAGATCTTTATATGGTTCCTATGCAAGAAAATAGTGTGGTGTATCCTTTGTCTTCTTTTTTAGGTTATGGATTTTTACAACCAGTTTTAATCAATTATTTATTTTATAATTTTGATCCTGTGTATTCGGGCAATTATATTGAAAATGTGATTGATTGGGATTCGGAATCTACAACATTGTCTCCTAATTTGTCTGCCGCAATAGATTGGTATGGTGATGAAGGAATTATAGAACAATCTTTTAGATACTTTCTAACCAAAAATATATTCCTTAAATAATTTACGGTGAATATTAGCAATCCACAAACTTTAGAAAAATACGCACAACCAGTATCTGTATCTTCAAATTCTACAGATATAAATTCACCTCTCTCTTATAAGGAATGGTATAAATCATACAGAGGAATCATACCATCTCAAGAATTTAGCCAATATAATCAATATTTGATAAATTGGTATAAAAACCAATCTAATAAAACAACCGATAATAATTTAAAAATAAAATTAAATTATCTTACCTTTTTAAAACAATTACAAATTTTTCTATCTCAAGAAGAATTAGAAAATTGGTACAATAACGTAGATATTAATAATGATAAAGAATTACTTTTAGCGATACCATATTTCGCCAGAAAATTAAAAGATATTTCTTTACATTATCTTAAACTAAGAGACACCGTTAAAGAATCTAAATTAAGATACAATCAAATAGGAACAAATATAGGAATTACTGATCAGGTTCAAAAATTTATACTTTCTGAGTACAGCAAAAAAAGTAATTCCCCGATAACAGTACCCGCAGCAATCTGGCAGACTCTACCAGAATTAAGCGCTATCAAAGATTCTATTACTATTCAAATAGACGAATTGTATGACGACCACTCTTATTTTGACCAATCACCTACATTACCAGTTTCTGCATATTTTGATTTAAACAACAAAGAACTTCAAGATTTTTTACAAAGCAGGAATTTAGCATTAACATCTACCGAATGGATTTACAAAACAGGAACATTTTCATTATCGGATGATTTTTCTGATTTTTCTGAAGAAAACAGACAAACACTAAATGAACTTCTTGTTAAAAAATATTTAGGAAGAGACAAATATACTACTACAGCACCCTCTCCAAGCTCTAAAAAAGATTTTTATGCAATAGACATAACACCAGGCAATAACTTTTTTTATTGGCCTTCTTATGTTTATCCTACAAAAATTTCAGAATTGCCTCGGTATAATCCTGTCTCGATTCAAGATTTAAACTTAGAGACTATTGCCACAGCAGGATCAAGTATAGAAATCGCAGATACTGTTTTTATTAAAACTGTTTTAGGCACACAAGGAGCTTGGCTGAGAAATAATTTTTATGAATATAAAAAAGATACATTAGAATGTACTATAGCTCCTTCTTCTAAAACTTCTTTTCGATTTCCTTATCCTGGTTTTGGTTTGTCTGGCGATGATTTGTCTTGGACTGGTTTCGGATTTAAAAGTGATGTTAGGTACCAATATTTAAATGACGAATTTAAACAAGAAGTTGAAAAGGTTTATTGGAACACAGATTTAAGTTTATCTTCAGTTAATCCCATTTCAATTAACAATTCATCTCTTATTGAAAATAAAGCGTATGCTAGTAAGAGTTATTCTCAAGCCGATAAAATTAAAGTTTGGTTTATTCCACCAGGATACAACCAACCTTCTTTTAATTTTATTCCGGTAGAAGGCTGGCTGTATCGTTTTGACACCACAGATTTATCGATTAAAGCCGGAGGTAACTCCGTCATTTATTGGCCGTATGAAAATTTAGACACTACTCAAGAATTTCCTGTTTATTATCCTGAAGATGTCAGTGACGTCTGTAATCCTTTACCCCTTTCATCTATTAATTTTAATTTTTCTTGTGGTTCTAATTCATTATCTACATCAGATGTAATTTATAAACTTAAAAATTACAAAGACCCTATTGAGTCTGCTATAGAATGCTGTTGGTTGTCTGCAAGTGATTATTTTATTCCTGAACAGAATTTAATAATGCCCACTCAAAATTCTTTACAATTACATTTGAGTGCAGGTGTTTATACAAAATTTGTTTGGACTGGACCCGATTATACAAATGTTAATGATGTATTTAAAACTATAAAACATCAATCCAGTTGCAAATATGCCACAACAAAAAATGTTTCTTATCTTGATTATGATTTATGTGATTGTAATCAGGTTTTATTTGCACCTTTTGGGCATCCCGGCCAAAAATACACAGATTACAGTTCTTTAGCCGATTTTATTGTGGAAGACAACTCCACACCCGAAGAATTAAGTTTAACTAACGAAGATTTATTTAAAGACACTTTTGCTTGGTACAAAACAAATTTAAATATCGGGTGGGGTGATGGTATTTGGTATTCTAATAATACTTTTGTAAAACCCGGGGAACTTCCAGATGACGGTATTTGGAGCGATAAAGAAAATTGGGCGAGTGAAGATCTCTGGACAGATGTAGACAATCTTAACAGATCAGGTAATAGTTTTTATTTGAGAAAAAATAAAAAATATATTTACTATAGAGCCAATGTAGTAAAACAAGACTTGGAATCGGTAAAATTACCAAGTTATGTTGTTCGACATTCATATCCAACACAAAATAAAAATGTATGGATTAAAGCAAAAAAGAACAGTGAAGGACAATGGATTAATACATCAGAACCGTCTCAAATGATTTTAAATCCGGGAGATATCATTTCATATTCCCGGTTACTATCTTCTTATTATACTCTTTCTGGTGTAGTTGAAGAAATAACAGATGTTTTGGAAAATCGGGGCTCTATTTGGACTAACGCAGATTATACTACTATTTCTGACATTAGACCGATAGTAGTAAGTTATCCTGTTACCACTTTAAATTTAAATCAAGACCCACAATACCCAGAATTATTTTTTGATGCTATAGTAAATGTTGAATCCTGGACAATTACATCACCCCACCAAATTTCAAAAACATTTAAAAACTCTCAAAGCTTTACTTTCCTTCCCACTTTGAGTGGAATTTATAACATATCCGTCATTGCTTTAACCGCAAATGCAAATAATCCTTCTATTTCTGGATATTATGTTTTTAATAATATTCCACCAGTTACCGCAGTATCCCCTATAACTTTAGTTCCCTCTTTTACTTCTATTAGTACACCAATTCCCGGATTTGTTTTAAACACTAAACTTAATGGGTGGGATTATAACTCATCTTCAAGCAATAAATACACCAGAATAGAAAATATAGGCGCTAAACCTTTTTGGGCAAAATCTTATTCTGGAAAAAATCAATATACTAAGTATGGTGGTATTGATGTTGTTGGAAATTATATAAGATTAGTTGACGACCACAACCTAATATCACAACCTCGATTTTCTGATATTTCTTTTTCTTCGGGCATTAAAGTTGAGTACGATCGTCTCTATCCTCAAAAAATGGTTTGGTCTCAACCGTTCGAGATGCAAATAACTGTGGATGAAAATCAGTGGTGTACTTTAGAATTTACCACTTCTTCTGATTCAAATTTATCTTTTCAATTACAAAACATTAAAACATCATTAAATGTTAACGCAACAACTTCAGCTTCAAATCTTTTATTTCAAAATATAATTGAAAACGAACCAGTAGAAGTTTATTACAACGCAATAAATTCTTTTACCTGGAATATTACAGCTACTCCAGAAATTGCAGAAACCATTTATCCCACAATATCAGAAACATTAACAATAGAAGCTTTACAGCCTTTTGCTAATTTATCTAATCAATTTTATCCTACCGTAGCAGCGTTTCCTGCTTTTGAAGATTTGTATAGCGTGAGTGAGGTTGGTGGTTATTTTATTCCTAATAATTTAGGAGCTTCACAATATATCAATAAAAATTATAATGTTAGTTATGGTTCTTTTAGTGCAACTTTATCGAATAATTTTTCTAATCAAAATGGCATAATAAATGGTCGTGGATTAACTAAAGAATTTCAAGAAACACCATATATTATTGATTCTGAAAACAATGAATGGCTTAAAGAATCATTTATTACAGGAGAATTAGCTGGAAATATAAATAAAGAGGTTTTTAAAACACACCAAAAATTTATCCCATATCAATCAGGATATGATACCAATTCTAATATAAATTTAGGATTAATAACACCCAAGTCGATGCAATCTCCTTGGACTGGTAAAGAAGATTCAGAATGGAAAGACTTAGCAAATTATCCAGTTTCTTACACAGGTGAATTAGATATTAAACAATGGACAGAAGATCAAATTTTAAAAAAATCTGGATTTTTATTAGATAATTGGGTCACAGACATTTTTGGTAATCAATATGGTTTATATAAAGATCTTGAAAATGTTCCTTATTCAGAAAGAATTAACACCCCGGGTGAAATTTGGGTTAGGAAAAATTCTCAATTCGTGTCGCCCGGAGCAGTCGCACTATCTGCAGTGTTCGATACATATAAAGGAACTACTATAATAAATGATTTAACAGGATCTTATGTTTTAAACTATATTACAGATCTGTCTGGGTTAAACATCAAAAAAATAGATTTATTTTTTGACACTTTAATGATTGAAACTCCTGGAGTTTTATTGTTTGAAAAAATTAACTATGATTTTGAAAAAGATGAAATTTTTTCTATTGCAGATGATTCTAGATATCTTTCTTTAGTGGTTCCTACTTTTACTAACCTATTAAGAGAATATGCGCCTTATCCTTCTTTGGTTTTAGAGTCTTCTAGTGAATTTCTTTTGAAAGAAGACGAGTTTAAAATTCTTTTGGAATTAAAAAATTATGGTGCTATAGCTAAGCCAGGAGACACTTGGTTTTTTCCTGAACAGAAATTGGTAACAATTTCAGTTTGTAGTCTTTCTTCTTCTTCAATAGAAGATTACAGTTCCGTACCCTCTATAATAGCTCCTGAATTATATCAATTAGATTTAAATAAAAATAAATTTAAAAAGGTATTTCCATTAATAACAGAAGACATTTTATCAATAATTGGTTTATCTTCTTTAAATATCACAGAAGTAGGTAGACCTTCTTTATCGTATAATTCTTTAAACAAAGAATATTTACTTACATTACTTTGCAAAGATGAAAATTATAATGATTTATTAATAGATTTTAATATTAAAGACGTTTCACCATTATCATTAAAACAAATAACGATTTACAATGCAACCCCCCCTGAAGCATTAACAGAACCCTCTTATATTAAACATAGCTTAATTTTAAGTGCTGTGGCTTTAGAAACTTTTAATTTTCAATGCAGCGCGGAAAATGGACCAGCAATTTATCAAGCAGTTGATTTCCCTGATTGGTTAACTTTAACAACAAACGGATTGATCACAGGCATAGTACCAACTGAGGGTATATATGATGCTTCTTTTATGATTCTTAATGATTTCGGGCCCATTCATTATTCATTAACCATTAATACGGCACCGGCAATTTATTATCTTTATACTGCAGGATATCCAAATAATGGTTACATTACTACAGAACCTGAAATACCCCCAATAGAACAAAAAATTATAGTAATTCCTTAAATTTTCAACAAACAAACAACGATAAATAATTTACAAATCCATGGCAAATAAAACCATCCCAGAATTAACAGAAAAATTACAATTAGAACCTTCTGATCTTTTAATTGTACATGGATCTGGCCAAACAAAAAAAACTAATTTTTATAATGCACTTTCATTATCAGCAAAAAATGTAACAGGTTCGACTAAACACATAAGCGAATGGTTATCAGATGTAAATGATAATACACTTAAAATAATTTTACTAAGTGCAAATAATACAGGAATTGACACTGAAGTCAGAGCTTTAACTTCTAATTGGCAAAGTACCTATACAAATTACACATCGAATTCTTCTTCTTATACTACTAACTCTACAGTAAATAGCATTTCTTCTCAATTAGTTTTAACGTCTGATTTTAATAATTACAAAACAAATGTTGCTTCAACTACCGCAACTCTTCTTCCCACTACCATTTATAGAAGTGCATCTGGCGATTGGCAATCAACCTATACCACAGTCCGAAGCAATTCAGCTTTTTGGGCATCAAACATTGATACTGGAGTCAGGGCTTTAACGGGTAATTGGCAAAATGCTTCTACAGTAGTTCAAACTAATTCAGCTTTTTGGGCATCAAACATTGATACTGGAGTCAGGGCTTTAACGGGTAATTGGGAATCAACCTACAATACATTTAAAACCCTTAGTTCTACATTTCTTACTTCTGAAACAGATTCTCAAACCCTTTCATTTAATGAAGGCACTAAAGATCTTTCCATATCTAATGGCAATACAGTTTCTTTAAGTGCACTAATTGATGTGGGCAGTACTGGTATCGATACTGAGGTTAGAACTTTAACAGGTAATTGGGAATCCACATACACCACGGTTCAAAGTAACTCAGCTCAATGGGCATCAAACATTGATACTGGAGTCAGGGCTTTAACGGGTAATTGGGATAAAGCCTATGAAATGTCTAGTGCTTATTCTTTAATTTCCTCTACATTCCTTACTTCTGAAACAGATTCTCAAACCCTTTCATTTAATGAATTAAATAAACAACTTTCTATCTCTAATGGTAATACGATTTCTTTAAGTGCTTTAACAGATTTGACTTCTGTTGATACCGAAGTCAGGTCTTTAACTTCTAATTGGGAATCCACATACACCACGGTTCAAAGTAACTCAGCTCAATGGGCATCTAATGTTGATACCGAAGTCAGGTCTTTAACTTCTAATTGGGAATCCACATACACGACAGTCCAAAGCAACTCAGCGCAATGGGCGTCTAATGTTGATACTGAAGTCAGAGCTTTAAGCTCTAATTGGCAAAGTGCATATACAACATATTCTGGTAATTCTTCGATTTATGTAAAAACAGTTGTAACCACTACCCCAGGAACAAGTGCAGTTTCAACTATTGTAGCTGTTTCAGCTTTACCTGTTTCTCCAGATCCTAACACTCTTTATATTGTAATTTAATGGAATTATTAAGTGCGACAGACATACAATTTGGAACTTTTCCTGCTTTACAGATCTGGAGAGGATCCAACCTTGTTTGGAATAGAGGGTTTTATTGGGTTGGTTTAGGAGCAGACAATAATTGGAGTACAGCCAACAATTGGAGTGGATCAAAAATCCCAACATCAAATTCTCTTTTAACCTTTGCTGGCACTAACCGTTTGACTGCTTTTAATAATTTTACTACAGATACTCTATTCGGCAGCATTGGGTTTGATTCCACAGCTGGCCAGTTCCAATTATCTGGTAATAGATTGACTATTGGAACTGGAGGATTTATAAATAATTCTTCGACTTTACAAACAATTAATAACGACATTAAATTAAATCCTAGCGGCAATATTATTAAAGCAGTAGGGGATATGAGTTTTAACGGGGTTCTGTCTGGAGTTGGATCTATTACAAAAAGCGGAAATGGGACTGTTACTTTACGGGGAGCTAATACTTATACCGGTAAAACAATTGTCTCCCAGGGAACTCTTAATACAAGCACTGCAAATCGGATTTCGGATGCATCCGCAATAGAAGTGCTGTCTGGAGCAATGTTTTCTATTGATGGATCGGAAACAGTTGCTTCATTAGAAGGAGCAGGAACAATCTCTATTGGAGGAAACAATTTAACAGTTTCGTCAGCAAATACTGCTACGTTTGTTGGTTTGTTATCAAGTACAACAGGAACCTTCACAAAAAGCGGAACTGGAACACAAACACTTTCTACTGGTAATCTTGGTGGAGTACTTACTCACACTGGAGGAACTCTAAACATTTCTGGGAATTTCACTACAAGTAAAGACTTTACATTATGTCAGGGAACGGCTGCTGCTCCAGCGAATGCAAATTTTACAGGAACTATTACTCAAACCAATCAAGGACCACAAGCGGCACCGAGAAGTTTTACCGTGGCTCAAAATGCTAATAACGTAGGAACATTAACAATTTCTGGTGCTAATGTGACTTTGTATGGCGGTTTAATGATCGGAGATAATCGATCGACGGGTTCAAATGGTACAATTATTTTGAACAGCGGCGCTCTTAGTGCAAACGGGTCTGTGTGGTTCTCTGGGCCAACCGCCTCAATCATTGTTGATGGTGGCACACATGCATTTGCGCAAATGTATATTTCAGGAGGAGGTCACGCAACAGACAACCCAACTCCTGTTTCTGTTTTTACACTAAACAATGGTGTTGTAGATATAACAGGTCCTTGGACCGGGTCTGCTTATAATACAAACCAAGCCCTTTTACTGTTTGGATCTTCAACTGTTGGAATTTCGTCAACATCAACAATTAATTTAAATGGAGGATCTTTAAAACTTAATCAAGTAACTGGTAACACTCCAGCTATAGGAAATACTCATACAAATACAATTAATTTTAACGGAGGAACGTTTGATTATGATAAAGGAACAGACAGAAACTTGCCTGCTGTAACACCTGCTGGCGTTACGTGGAATTTAATAATCAAAAACGGCGGAGCAAAAATTTCAGTTTATTCTGGAAGAACTCTAGCTATGGCTGTTCCTTTTAGTAATGATGGAGGAAGTGGAGGACTTACCAAACTAGGTCCTGGCACACTTGCATTGGGAAGTTTTGCTCATACATATACAGGAACAACAGACATTTCAGCTGGCACCGTCACTGTTGCTAAAACTACAGGAGCTGTGACAGCAACTGCAACATTTACAAATACTACTCTAACAGTTTCATTCAACACTCCTCCTAGTATAGGAGACGCGTTCAAATTCTTTCCAGGATCAACTACACAAACGTATGCTTCTGTGTCTTTAATAGGAGCACCAGGCAGAACTGCTAATTACAGTTCTTTAACTTCAACTTTGAGTGTTATTTCATAATATGTTAATAGAACCAAACGAACAAGGATGGTCAACGAGTACAGAAGGACCGTGGCAATTACTTTTCAACGATCAGTATATTATTAAATTGTTTGAAACAAACATCGGTACGTCTACACAAGAAAAGCTATTTGTAGGTACAAAAGAAGAATGCGAAGCTAAAATTGCTGAACTTGCTTTGCCTCTTGCTTCACATGATTCTCTCGGACCCATTGAGGAGGAATTGTTTACATCGCCTCTTTCATTAGAAGATTAATTTAATAAAACTATACTTTAAATTTTACATTAAATAATAAAACCAACAATGGATGTTAATTTTACAGTATTGTCTGCTTTTACAGTTCCTCCCAATTATAGTTGGGATAAAGGAACCCCCTTAACAGATGGACTTAAAACAACAGCTTACACATCAACAAATTATATTTCAGGATATTCGCCTTCCTTAAAAGTTTATTTTCAAAATACTTCTGATCTTACCGACGATTATGACATAATCGTGCACGAATGGGATTTCGGAGACTATTACAATACCACTTTAACATTAACTCAAAGTGGTTTTAAATCGGATTGCTTTTCTGATAATTTTTTACCAGTCAATCATACCTACACGATACCAGGTAAATACAATGTTAAATTAACCACTAAATACGTTAAACAAACATCTATTACAAAAAGTATAAGTGGTTCCATCATAAAAAATGAGTTTATAGAACTTAAAGAAATACCACCAATTGCTAAAATAAATTGCGAAACACAACCAGTATATGGGGTTTCTCCCCTCACCATAAGATTTTCCCCCAAATATTGCATATCTGGTTCCTTTCCAATTGAACGCATAGATTGGGATTTTAACGATGAAACAGAAATTAAAAGCATAACCAGATATTCACAAATTACTAGTAACCCTGATTTAATATTCACAAATCGGTTTTCGCAAGATCTGTTGGATGTAAGAAATTATGATATAATTCATACTTTTGTTAAACATAATAATGATTACCCTGTTTTTTATCCTTCTCTAAGTTGTTATACTTCTAACACCGATACACGAGATTCTTGTAGCACAACAATAGGACCTTTATTTTTGTCCGCGAGTCCACAAACACTTAACTTAATTAAAACAAGAAATAATGTTGATGGTAATTTATACATTTTTGATGTCGATCAAACTTTATCATTTCAAACTAATTTATCATCAGAAGTAAACATACAGATTAAAATTCCCCCTAACAAAATTAGAAATGCAACAAAAACAGAAAATACAGAATATTTCGGAAATTCAGGGACAAATTTTTTTACTTAAATAATCAATAATGCCTAATGTTACATATAAACCACTTTCTAGTCTTTCTCCAATCCAATTAAAATATGATTATTCGAGAGAAGAAGAGTTAAACACTAAAACTTTTTGTTTTAGAGAAGGATTAGCAGTCAATACTATTGAAGGTTTGAATGTATTTCAAGATGTTTCTATTAATAGAAACACATGTTTAGCATTAACTAATACCACTTATTTAAGTTCTATATTTAAAACGCCAGATTTAAACAATACTATTAATCGTTACCCAACCACGATTAAATTATCACGGAGAAATGATTCTTCTAAATTCATTTCTTTTGATTCGGGAAAAAATATATTAAAAAGCGATGAAAACAACCCTTCCACTTTTTATTTAAGCCCTGTTTCTAATACCAAACAAGTAGAAATTTTTATTGAAGGAAAATACGTTCAGGTTAAACAAAATTATCCATTTGATGTTTATTTACAAGAAGATACCTTAGACCCAGAAGAGATTGAAAGACAAAGATTTTTTATAAATTATCAAGATAATTTTATATCATTTAAAACATTAACTACATCAGGATATCGATATTTGTGTTTGACGAGTGATAATATTTTAAGAGCGGTTGGTTGCGTTTTAAATAACGTTGTAGTTAATGACTACATTTTTAACTGCATTAGTGTCACAGACAATAACGCGTCTTTAGGATTCTTACCAACCAATAATTGGGTAAGTTATTATCACGACACACAAATTATAGAAAATAAAACAGTCAATATTAATAAAGATAAATCAGACATATTAACAAATTTTCTTTTAGATTTTCCTGTAGAAAAAACCGTAACAGAGGGCGCTTGTTACATAAATGTCGCCAATCTTAAAACACACGTTACACCACAAGGCCATCCTACATCACTCATTTAAAATACATAACAGTAGTGATTAGCTAATAAATACTATTATGCTTGATTCTATACAAAGAAATTATTATAAAATTTTCACAGGGACTAATCAAGAACAAGGATATGATAAAATTCATCTAGGGTATGAATCTACTAATTCAGAATTAATCTTAAAAAAAGACGAAACTACTTATTTCCATGTACCTTATTTTGCAGAGTCGCAATTAATATCAAATTCGACACTCATTGAAAACGGTGCTATCGCCGGTCCTATCCCCGCTTTATCTGATCGAATTTCAAAAAAACAAGCTAATTATAGCAACTCTTCTCCTTGGGGTGCCACATCAGACGAAACAGACGGAACTTGGTTTTGTACCTGGTTATATAGTATATCAGGTAGCCATCCTATTTGGGTGGATAGATATTACAACCCTCAACATTTTACATATTCTCAATTATTAACAGCCACGCCAAATATTTTAAATAAAACAGAATATCAAAATTCTGTTTTGTATTATGACGTTTCTTCCAGTTTAACACTCGAACCTGGAGGCCTTTATCAATATTTCCATATAGGAGAAGAAACTGCTAAAAACCTTGTTAGTTCTTTCGCGGGAAACGAACAAAAAAATTTACGTTTAAATATAGAAAATTGGTCAGCTTTGACCGTAGATGAGTCTATTTACAAAAATAGTATTGTTTTTGAAAAATTTAACAATAATTGGATTAAAAATATTCAAATACCCAATTATCAAGATAGAAATGTTTTATCTTTTGACAATACTGATTTTATAGATTGTAAAGTTATTTACGATAATTCATATAATGTTAAAAATGAATTTACTTTAAATTTTTGGATTAATCATAAAAATTGGAACGAAGCTACTTCAGTACAATTAATGGGTAATTTAGAAAAAGGGGGATATGGTATTTTTTATAATAATTTAAACCATAACCCATATTTTGTAATACCCGAAAACAATTATGGTCATTTATTTTATGTAAATCAAGAAGGGAATGTTTATAATGATAAAAACACACAATTAATTTTAGACATTCCAGCTAATCCTAGTTTAGTTAGTATAAATTCTAATTCTGAAATTGTATCTGTGGATTCAACTGAAAATGTTATAATCAAATATAATCAAATTGGTGATGTTTTAACCATATCAAAAAACATATCAGGAGCTGATGTTAAAATGTCGGGTATTCCTAAATTATTTCTTTTAAATGGAGAAAATGATTCAATAGTCATAACTACCTCAGCAACTTATATTTTTGACAAAGATTTGATTTTAAAATCAATAAATACATCAGAAACTTACGAAGAAGAAAGCCAAATATCTTTTGACTTTAATGGTAATTTAATTAAAGAGTTGTCTTGTTTAGATTTAAAAATAGATTCTAATAATCAAAAATGGGTTATTAAAAATGACAAAAATTTATATTGTAATAATGTAGGGTTAACTTCTTTACCCACAAATAATTTAAATGAAATAGGGAGTAATACTAATTTAGCTATAGATCCAGAAAATAATATTTGGGTATTAACAAATACAAACGTAATATATAAAATAGATTATATATCACAAACACTTTTAGACACATTTAATGTCGGTATTAGAGATCAAACAGCCGAAAATAAAACTATAAGTTTTATAAAACAATACAGTCGAAAAAAGAATGCATTTACTTGGTATGCAGTAATAGTACACAATTTTGATAAAACTATGTACTTTGTTACTTTAGGCGGCAAAATTGTTAAAAACGTATTTTTACCAGAAAAACTTAATATTAATAATCCAGTAATTGCTGATCAGGATCAAGAAAAATTAAATTTTACATGCCGTTCTGATTTTACAGGGTATGACACAAGAAGAATTTTTAATAAAGTTAAATACGACGACAAACCACAAATTCACTTTAAAATCGCCACTAAATACCCAAATTTAAATTTACCTCCTTCTATTTTTACCTTATCCGCTCCAACAGACAAGTTCGTTAATGATAATTGGTATTTAATAACTTGCTCTATTAAAAATAATGTTTTAAAAATTTATATTAATGGTGAACTTAAAAACACTTTACAAATGCCCCAAAACGTAGATTTAAATTATGAATTTAAAAATTCTTTGTTTATTGGCGGTGAAACCGGCAAAATATACAATTTAAATAAAGAAATTGAATCTAATAATGTTATTTGGAACGGGTATATAGATGGTATTAAAATTTACGATTATGAATTAAATTCTAATTTAATTCCTTATTTTATAAAAGAAAAAATAAAAGGTATCGATATAATATGGAATATCAAAACTAGTTCTTTACAATATATTGAATTAATAGAGAGATTTTTTAAACACAAAATGCCAGGTTCTAAGAGTATATTTTTTAATATAAGATTGGCAGGAACTCAAATACAAAACACAGAATTAAAGAAAAAAGTAGAAAATGAAATTAAAAAAACCATTCAAAAAATTAAACCTGCATATACTGAATTTTTAAAAATTGAATGGATTAATTGATTGTCGTCTTCTTGACTTATTAAATAATATATAATGCCGAACCTGACATATACATTTAACCCTGGTGTATCTGCCAATATTTATTTGCCTCTTGATGAAGCTTATAATCATTATACATCTTTTTTTACAGGGTTACCTCATGAAGAATTTAATCCGTGTTTAGACAAATATGGATTAGATTGGAGATGGAATATTTTATCTGCAGGTAGTGTTCAAAATTTAAGTTCATCTCAAACTGTTTATCCCTCTTCTTGGGATACATTAAAACATTCTCCAATAGGAACATATCCCAAAAAATGGACCAAAGAAGGTTTATCTGCTTTTAGTTTATTTAAACCCAATCTCAGTTCGGTTTTTGTGACCCCTATTACATGGACACTTTCTTCGGAAACGTGGGATACCCAAAATGTCATATCGGTAAAACCATTTATTAGTGAGAGTTTTAATTACGCTCTTAAATTTAAAAATTATGGTTCTGAATACGGAACTGCAAGTTTTACTGACGATACTAATTTTACACTCAATGCCGTAATTACTGCTCATGTTTATGATACGTCAATAGATCCAGCTACTGGAGAAAATGTATCAATTAATGAGATTTTTAATTTTACTTCAGTAGCTCCTCCTAGAATAGCAATTACCACCCCAAAACAATTTATTCCAGTTAATGCATCAGTATTAGTAAACAATTCTACTACTCGTACGGATTTAATTAGTGCACTTGTAATAAATTTAGGAAACGGGACTATTTTAAATCTTTCAGGATCTGATGTTTCAAATAATTTTGTTGTTTCTTATGACACAATAGGAACAAAAACTATTTCTATCACTGCTTTTAGTACGAAATGGAATATTCCTATAGTGATGGATTTTTATAATATAATACAGGTTTATTCTTATTATCCGGGAATAACGGCTGATAAAATTTATCTTCCTGCTGCCAGAAATTCAGGAGCCCCTGCTTATTATATTTCTTCTTTTCTTTCCACTCTTTCTGTTCTTTCTGATTATCCCGAGTGTATAGGAAAATATGGAATAAATTGGAAATGGAATACGTTTAAAAATGAAAATATTCCCAATTTAACCGCTTTAAATACCGGGTCTATTTATCCATCATCATGGAATACTTTAGCATGTGTTACTAGTGGTTCATTTCCTAAAAGATGGGAATTGATAAATGATACAGAACTTACTCCATATGATTTTGTATTGAAAAAATGGAGAAACTTTGACACGTTTGGAAGTAAAATTAATGTGGTATCTGCTTCTCCATTGACTTGGACCTTATCGACTAAAAATTGGACTACCACCCATGATACTACTAAATTAGACCATGGAATTTATAATTACGGGTTTAGACTTTTTGATGAAGGTAAAGAAAGCTTTAATGTCAGTTATTTTGAAGATACTGACATTACTTTAAATGCTATTTTATCTGTCACACACACAGACGTTTCTTTCTACCCACCACAACACAGAACAAGTATCATCAGTGAAACTGTTGATTTTACATCTATAGCACCCCCTGCTCTCTCTGTAGTTCCTGAAACTCACCTCATTAAAATTATCCCTTCTGTTAGTTCAGTAAATTTTAAAAATTATACAACCAACACTCATTTTATTACTTCTCTCAAGGTTGAATTTGACGGAACCACAACAGAATTAACTGGTTCTGATATTGGGCAAGATTTCACTTTAAATTTTCAAAGTCCTGGAACCAAGAGCATTACATTGACTGCTTTTACTCCTTATTGGGATCCCATTATACAGGTTTTTACACGAGTAGTAAAAGTTTATTTGTTTAATCCTGGTATTACTTTAGACGTTTATTTACCACCCGAAGGAGAACCTGAGGAGTTTATTGCGTACTATAAAGGAACCACACAAACACCAATTTGTTTTGATAAATACGGAGTAATTTGGTCTTGGGGTAATTTTGTGTGTGGTGATCTGTCATGTGCTGATGAAACACCATATCCCCTTTCTTGGGATACGTTGGGGAGCTCATTAACAGCCACTTATCCTAAAAAATGGAAAAAAGAAGGACCTATTAATTATGAATTATTTGGTCCAAATTACAACCCAAACAGTCCAGCAGAAATTGAATTATCTGATTGTTTCGGAAAATACGGCATAGTTTGGAATTGGAATACTTTTACTTCTACTAATGTTAAAAAATTGGGATTAACACAAACAGTATACCCTTCTTCGTGGAATACCATGGGAAGTCCATTAAGTGCGACTTACCCTAAAAAATGGAAAAAAGAACCAGCTTTATATTTTGATTTGTTTAGTCCTTTTTTCAATCCATTTAGAGTTACTTCTATTAATTGGACTTTATCCACTTTAAAATGGCCTTTCTATAACACCGCTGTTATACATCCTTCCGTTTCAGAAGAATTTTTTTACAATTTGCGTATAAACAATGATGGTGAAGAATATTCGACGGTTAGTTATTGGGATAATACCGACCTTACTCTTAATTCTTATTTGTCGGTAACTTACATAGATACTTCCATATTACCCTTTAAATATACAACCTATCCAATAGGCGAAGGTTTAAATTTTGTAACTTGGGCACCACCTGATATTAAAATTTACACACCCAATAAATATGTTCTTACTGGAGTTAATGTTAGTTTTGAAAATCTTATATCTAAAACTCATTTAATCACTGGATTGGGTGTGGGGTTTGATGACGGATTAACAGTTTTCTTAACGGGAGATTCTGTAAATGGCGGGTTCAGTATTTCTTATGATATATTGGGATCAAAAACTATTTCAGTGTCTGCTCACACAGGAAGATGGCCGTACCCTATAGTAACTACTTTTCCTAATATTATAAAAGTTTTACCAGAATACGAAACAATTGAGCCCTTAGAATATCGTTCAATATCAACACCAATTCAATTACCTTGGACTAAACAACCTACTGTAGGTTCTAATGATTGGGTTGTTAGTGATAACATCAACTCATGTTTTGAACAATTTTACGAAAATTTAAATTATTTAGACACTTTAGGAAAATTGTATAGAAGTTCCTTTAAAGAATATTATGGTTATCTCGGACCAGATCCAGAAGTTACAGAACAAGATACCATTTTTGCTCCACTTTGGACTTGGGCTGATGCTGATTGTTTTAATACTCCTTTAGATTATAGTGTTACTTGGAAATCTCTTTTAACAGCGGACAATGTTTTAGACACAGGAGAATTAAGTGCTTATGGTAAATGGGTAGACCAATATAAATCTACAGGAAACAATTTTAAAAATGCAATATGGAAAGACGGGGGTAGTTGGGATGATGAAAGTCTTTGGGCAGATGAACCTGAAGAAATTGGGTCACTTTCAGCGGAAGATGTTTGCGGAGACATAAATTGGAATGTCAATATACCCAAAATCAATGAATATTACGATCTTTATAAAAATGTAAGAAATAGAGAAAAGTGTGTATATCAAGGGATAACTTCTTATGATAATGACTTATTTACAGTAACAAAAACTGAAATTAGATATATTCCAGATTCTAAAGCTACTGATTTTTATGATAGTAGATCAAAATTTGATGATGTTTTGAATTTTTCAGACATTAAAAATGTTTGCAGGGATTCTGAAGGAAAAATATTTGTTTTAGATGGTATTCTTTCGCAAGTAGCTGTTTACAAATATATTCCAGACGCTATTGGCGATACGTGGTATTTGCTTACCAATTGGGGTGGTTATGGTACAGAAAATTCCAAAAACAAATATTCGTATCCTAATGACATTCACATAGATAAATACGACACTCTTTGGGTGGTAGATACAGGGAATCAATGTGTTAAACACTATTCAAATACAGGCACTTGGTTATTAGTGACTGTAAAAACAATTAACAAACCTTTATCTCTTTGTGTTGATGGTCAAGATAATGTTCATATTCTTACAGATAATAATATAGAAGTTTATTCTTACAAAGGGGAGTTTTTATTCACATATGAATATTCTTCTTATACCTCTTCAACCGAAGCAAGAAGAATTGTTTCTTCTTATAATAAAGAAATTGTATATGTTGTTTTTGAAAATAGTATTTTAAAATTCTTTAGGAATGGGGTATTTTGTGGCACGATTATATCTACAGAAGATGGTATAGATAATATTACTAGTGTTTTCCATGATGAATTCAGAAATTTACTAGTAACTACTAATAACAGAATCTTGAAATATGTTGATTTGATGGAAAGAATTAAAATCAAAGGTTCAATTCCAAAAGAATTTTGGAACCTAGAAGATCTTTACATTGATAAAAATGAATACGTTCAAAACTGGGTTTATACTAAGTCTTTCCAACGCCTTTGGGATAACATTGAATTTTTTAGAAATACTTTATATTATTCAGACGAAAACAACACGAATTCAACCTGCAAAAAATATAAAGCTCCAATTTACGGAAAAGATAAAATGATTATCGGTCAAAATGAAATTGTGACTTCTACGGTTATTAATCGCGTTTTGGGGTATCTTTGGGAAAATTTCTTAACTATTGTGGATTTCTTTGATCCTACTTGCTCTAAATAATCTCATGTCTTGTCCTTCTATTACATTAATTGGTAGAAATGAATATATCGGAAATTCATTAGAAACTATCAATGACAATTTTTTAAATTTAAAAGATGGTATTTGTTATAATGACGCAGATATAACAAGCGTTCAACAAGATATTCAAAATTTGGATGGTCTTGTTGTAAGTTTATCTGCTTCTAATTCAGTTAGTGTTTCTAAAGCTTTAATTAAATTTTCAGGAATTAAAGATGTCGACGGGAATATCTCTACTTCTACCCCTAACAGATATCTTTTTAATTCCTTTAATGTTTCTTCTGTTTACAGAAAAAATACAGGCGATTATCGAATTTATTTTACTGTGCCTCTCCCATCTCCTGATTATTTGGTTTTAGCTACCAATAGTTTAAAAGCTTCCTCAAGTGGTAATTATGTGTGGAGTCAACCCTATACTGTCACTAAAGAATATCTAGAAATTAAAATACAATCTTTAGATGCGATTACAGCCGATCCTGATTTTGTTTCTCTTACTATTATTTAAATGACTTTTTGCAACGACCAGAACTCTATCGCTACTATAGATATCAATGAATGTTTGGGTAATTCTTTGGTAACTATTAATGCTAATTTTACTACATTAAAAGACGAAATTTGTTTACAAGATAAAAATATAAACACTTTAGAATCTGAAAAAGAATTATTATCAAGTTATGTGTCGACTTTATCTTCTCAATTAAACACTTTACCTAAGTGTTTGGTGAATTTTAATAAAGCAGCTACTATTGTAAAATCCCAAGGTATAAATAATGTAGTTAAAAGTTCTACTGGTATTTACAGAGTATTTTTTTCTAATTCTTTCACAAATACAAAATATTTGACTATTGGATCCACTATTCCTGAAACAAATGTTCCTGAAAGTGCTTGTTTTTTATTTGTGGTTAATGAAACTACTACCTATGTAGACATAGAAACGCGGGATATTTTTGGATCTTTAACTGATCCATATTTTATCAATTTACTATTTTTTTCCTAAAAAAAGAAACCAATTAGGATAAATAAATATAATAATGAAAAACCCACTATCTGAAATCTATTCAAATAAAGTTCTTCTCAGTGAAGAAAAAGTTAAATCAGCTGTTGTGACTTCCAAAATGGAAATTGGCAAAGCTCCTCTCATTAAAGGTCAAGGTTCTGATAAAGCTAAAAAAGATGTTGAGACTCCAGAAGAAAATAAAAAATACTCAGATGGTGCTAAAGCTAAAGATATGACAAAAGAATCAATTAAATCCTACGAAGGCGCCTTTGAAAAACTTTTCAAAGCCACTATCACAGAAGAAGAAAAAATGGAGTTTGGTGGCGAAGAAGCTGCTACTGAAACTTCTGTCGAAGTTCCCACAGAAACTGAAGACATGGTAGACGAATTAGAAGATGAAGATTCTGGCGACCTTATTTCTGATCTTCGTTCTATCATGGATAAACTTCAAGACATCATGAGTAAACTTTCCGAAGAAGAAGGTTCTGAAGAGACAGAAGAAGTTGAAGAATCTGAAGAAGAAGACACCGAAAACGAAGAACCCTATGAAGAATCTGTTAGTATGGAAGACAAAGGCCACGCCCTTCATGGTATGAAAGCCGGTACTGAAATGATGTCTAAAGGACACATGAAAGCTGGTTCTGTTAAACCTAAAGGTGGTTCTGTTCACAAAGGCGAACTCAAAGATTCCCCCGAACCTAAAGAATTAGGCGATAAAAAAGGATCTCTTCAATCCAAAAAAGGAATGCAAGTTAACTCTACAGTTAAAACTGGAGATTTCTTTAAATAAAAAAATAATTTCATATTTTTTCGAACTAAGCCCCTTAATGGGGCTTTTTTCGTTTTATAAACCCCATAAATATGATTATGTTGTTGTTTGAAAATGCATATAGAGATGCTTATGCAAATCTGAATAAAAAAGAATTTCCGCCAAATTCTTTAGATCCTCAAGTTTTTTATTTTACAGATGAGGGCTATGATCCTATTTTACTACCAGGAGTTGCAGAACAAATTAGAAAAGACATAGAAGACATCAACCATGCTGAGTCTGCTTTTATGCAAACTCGAATTTGGAATTATGTCTTAACAGGCCCCATCTTAGACAAAGATAGTTCTGAAAGATGCCCTATTGTTATTAGACTTCAACTCAATACTGCTAATTTGGATGATGTTACTAAAGAGAGAATTTTACAAAAAATTAAAGAAGTAAATGACAAATTAGCTACTGGGACTAAACATCCTATAATTTACATTCCAACTATTCGCAAAATTGACATAGAAAAATTAAATGCAGCTTATGATATTTTTAGACAAAAGTGGATCAAGAAACCTTCCTTCTTAGAAGAATCGAAAAAAACAGCAGGAGAAATTTCTAAAATTAAAAATAAACCTAAACATAGTTTAATTAAAGGATTAAGAAAGTTAGAAAGGGCTTAAAGTGGAAAAGGTTCGTTATCTTAACAAATCTATTAATGATAATGAACGAGAATTGTTCTCTCGTTATTGGAAAGAACAAATCAATCACTATGGCGTAGAAACCACTTATTATACTCATGGTTATTCTTTAACATCTCATAATTTCCTTTATGGAGAAGATCCGACCTCTACATTTTTAAGTTCAGGTCCTGTGGTTATGTTAACAGACATCACCAATGATGCTATCATGCTTTCCAAGTTCGGTATCATGGCAGATTGTGACATGACAGCAGTTATTCACATTTCTTCTTATTATGAAACATTCGGTCAAGGAAGAGAACCTAAATCTGGTGACTTAATTGAATTGAAAGAATATGGTGGGTTTGGAGATCGTCCAGGTGGGAGAGGCGCTCCTATATATGAAATTACAGAAAGAGATGATCAAAACTTACAATTTAACGCCAATGGTTTAATGGGTCATTATATTTGGGTCATTAAATGCAAACGTTGGGAATACTCTTCAGAACCTGGTGTTCTCGCTGAACCCCTCAACATACAAATCAATGATTCCGAAGAATACGGCAGAATGGAAGGAAGTACTAATCCAAATGAGTCTGTTATGCCATATCCTGATAGTGTTGATGGTACCCAAAAATGTATTTTCGATCACGATGCTACTAATATATCTAAAGATTATGGATATTATGGTGGATATGACGGAACTCCGATATTCGACACTTCACCGACAGCCAACCTTAACCCCGATATGATTAAAGTTAACTCCACAGAATTCAACCAACTATTAGACTTTATTAAACAGGTCCAAACCCAATATCCAACTATATCTTCGACAAATTCTGTCATGAGTCCGTCTGTAGCTTCATTCTTGGCTTCTAATGCACCAAACCTCATGATTAGAACTCTCACTGGTAGTGAACCGGGTAATATAGACTCCTTTGTAATTAGTACTTCTGGTCGCCCAGAAGACATTATTACATATACTTCAGATGAAGATCAAGTAACATTAGACAACATAGCAGGAACCGGTTTAGTAGGAGAGCCAACAGAAAGACCTCTAGATGGCGGGACTTTCTAGAGAGACGAAATCAAAAAAAAAAGACATTTTTAGATAAGTATTATTGTTGCTATTTTGCAACAATTTAAATACAAAAACTATGGCATACAATACTATTCTTATTAAACGCCGTACATCAGGATCAGCTACAGCTCCGTCCTCTTTGTCCGGTGGTGAACTCGCATTCAACGAAGTTAATTCTACATTGTACTATGGATCTAACGCTGGCGTAATCGCCATCGCAGGTTCTGGTGCTTTTGTTGATCGCACTTCCAATCAAACCATTGCTGGTGATAAAACCTTCAGTGGGCTAACAACTCTCTCTTCAACTACATTCTCAGCTGGATCATTAATTGATGCTGGTGCTAACAAGATTACAAATCTTGCCGAACCAACTTCAAGCTCTGATGCTGCTACGAAAAATTACATTGATACAGAAATTACTAATCTAGCCAGCAGCGGTGGTTCTGCTACTACTTCTCTTTCTACTGAAGTTTACAACACTTTCGTAAAACTTACAGATGACAGAGCCGTCAATCTTACTGGCGGTTTAGACGTAACTGGTGGTGTTCAAGTCGACAGTATTGATACAACTGGTAATGCTACTGTTGGTGGTAATTTAACAGTTACTGGTGACCTTCAAGTTCTTGGTGCTGTAACTAGCCTTGAGACAACAACCACCGTTACTAGTGCTTTCAGTATTACGAACGCTGGTTCTCAAACAGCATTTACTGCTACCCAAACAGGCGCTCAAAACGTTGCTGAATTCTACGATGATGCTAATATTGCATTAGCAATTGTTGATGGTGGTAATGTCGGCGTCGGTACTTTAAACCCCAATGAAAAGTTAACAGTTACTGGTAACATTTCTGCTACTGGTTCAGTTTATGCTGATGGTGGTTTTGAAATTGGTGGTGGTGGTGGTTCTACCACCCTCTATGTCGAAAACGGCAAAGTAGGTGTTAATACAGACGCACCAAATGAAGAATTAACAGTCGTTGGTTCTATTTCTGCTTCAGAAGACATCTTTGCAGTTAATGGTACATTGACCGGTAATTTAAATGTTGACGGTACTGCTACAATTGATGGTGCTGCTACCTTAGGTTCCACCCTCGGTGTTACCGGCGCCGCTACATTTGCTTCTTCTGTTTCTGCACAAGGTGCTTTAACAGTTAATGGTTCTGCGGATCTTAATTCAACACTAAGCGTTGATGGTGCTACAACATTGGGATCTACTCTCGACGTTACAGGTGCTTCGACCTTTGCTTCTTCTGTTTCTGCACAAGGTGCTTTAACAGTTGATGGTGCTTCTACCTTAAATGGTTCAGTCACAGTTGATGACACATTAAACGTTACAGGTGCTACCGACCTCGATTCAACCTTAAACGTTGACGGCGCGGCTACATTTGCTTCTTCTGTTTCTGCACAAGGTGCTTTAACAGTTGATGGTGCTTCTACCTTAAATGGTTCAGTTACTGTTGATGATACGTTGAATGTTACTGGAGCAACTGATCTCGATTCAACCTTAAACGTTGATGGAGCTGCTACATTTGCTTCAAGCCTTTCTGCTCAAGGAGCAGTAACAATCGATGGTGCTACTACCATTAACAATACATTAAATGTTACTGGTGCTGTAGATATCGATTCTACATTAAACGTTGATAGCAACGCTACCATCGGTGGTAATTTAACAGTTACTGGTGATCTTCAAGTTCTTGGTGCTGTAACAAGCCTCGAAACTACAACTACAGTTACTAGTGCTTTCAGTATTACTAATACAGGTTCTCAGACAGCCTTTACTGCCACACAAACAGGAGCTCAAAACGTTGCCGAATTCTATGATGATACTAATATTGCATTAGCAATTGTCGATGGTGGTAATGTTGGTATTGGTACTTTAACTCCTAACGAGAAATTAACCGTTGTCGGTAATATCTCTGCTACAGGTAACGTTAATGTAGTTAATGGTGATTTAACCGGGACATTGGGCGTTGGTGGTGCTACGACATTAGGATCTACTCTTGATGTAATTGGCGCTTCAACCTTTGCTTCTTCTGTTTCCGCTCAAGGGGCATTAACAATTGATGGTGCTTCTACCTTAAACGGTGCTGTAACTATTGATGATACATTAGACGTTATTGGTGCTACTACCTTTGCTTCAACTCTCTCCACACAAGGAGCTGCAGAGTTTGACTCAACATTGACCGTTGATGGGTTAGTAACCATTAACAACAGCACAACTACTACAGGAAGCATTTCCGGTTCTTCTGGAAATTCATACCTCGTTGATTTCATTATTGACGGAGGAAGCTTCTAAGATAAGTTGATATAAAATTAGAAACCCAATATAAGTCCAATCCTTATATTGGGTTTTTTTTACAATAAAAACAATCCTATAAATAAAATTATGCCTCTCGTAAATATACAAGACAAATTCATCGTAAGAACAAACGCGGGCGGCGGAGGAATTTCCGCTCCTTCCAACGTAGCAATCTCAAACAAATCAGCAAGCGGATTCACAGTATCATGGAATGCTGTTGCTAGTGCTCTAGGATACAAGCTAGACGTTGCGACTGATTCTGGTTTCACTTCATTCGTTTCTGGATATAACGGAAAAGATGTAGCTGGAACTTCTCAAGCTGTAACTGGACTTACTCAAAACACAACATATTATACACGTGTAAGAGCAGTAGCTGCTGGATCAAATTCTGGTTCTGTTTCTGATACAACTGAAACCGCAACATTGCCATTAAATGCTGGTCTTAGAAATGGCCTCCAAGCCTTTTACAAGCTAGATGATACAACCGATGCTTCTGGAAACGGAAACACTCTTACCAACGTTGGTAGTGTGACTTTCTCTTCTGGAAAGATTGGAAATGCTGCTGTGTTAACGAACGGAACTCTTTCCAACAATTCGTTGGATTTTAACGGACTTGGTGGTTTAAGCGTTTCCGCTTGGGTTAAAGTGAATAATAACAATTCAGGTTCTTGGTGCTTTATTTCGAGATTTAGTGATTATAATGGCGGTCAGTTGTTTTTTGGAAATAATGGTGGAAACAGCAGCTCACTTAGAGCAATTTTGAACGTAAATGGCAGTTTCTGCACCTTAGAAACTTCAAATCACAACGTATTTGATGGTAACTGGCATTTTGTAACTCTTAACTTCGACGGTCAAAATATGAAAATGTATGTTGATGGACAAGTACAAGGGACACAAGCAGCAGTCGGAACCATATCGAATTCTAGCGCATCTTTTGTAATTGGTGGATCTGCTCAAGAATCATATCCAACCGTTCCTTTTAATGGGGAAATCGATGCAGTTGGTATCTGGAACCGTGCATTAACAGAAACAGAAATTGGAGAACTTTATAATTCTGGATCTGGTTTAGAATAATATAAAAATAAAACTATTTTTAAAGAGCCTCGAAAGAGGCTCTTTTTTTATTCAAACATCCTTAAATAATATAGTCTTATGTTTTTTCAAAAAATTAAAAATTTCTTTAAAAAGAACACAAATGAAGAATTTCAAAAAGCTGAAGTGGTTTTAGATCAAACTCAATTGAAAGAGAATAATTTTGAATCTTCACAAATTGAAATTGAACAGGAACCCGTTATAAAAAAAACTAAACGTTCTTTAAAGCAAAAAAATAATAATTAAAATTATTAATCATGTTATCTGCTTCTAAAATTTTTATTAAAAGGTCATCTACTCCTGGTTCTGTTCCGACTGCTCTCCAATTAGAACCAGGAGAATTGGCTCTTAATTTAGCAGATAAAAAAATATTTTTTAAAAATACACAAAACAATATATCTTCAATAGAGGATTCACCTTTTACATTTTTAGAAAATTTAAGTAGTATTGTTTTAAAAGTAGGAAATAATACAGTTACTGGGGTTTATTCTGAAGTATTCGGTGGATATAATAATGATGTCTCTGGATCTGGATCCACTGTAATCAATGGTGAAAACAATGATATCAGCGGAGATTTTGCTTTAATAGGAAATGGTTTAAACAATACTATAGAGGTTAATGGGGATTATTCTATTATTCTTGGGGGTAAAAATAACACAATAAACCACCAAGAATCTTTTATTATTGGTTCCAATATAACATCCCATCTTTCAGGATTTACCTATGTTAATAATCTTTCAAGTATAGGAAAAATTTATGGGGATGGGTCTGAATTAACCGGTATTGTTGCCGGTGATACCGAAGCTACTACTTTAGTAAGGGCTCAATCTGCTAATTGGGGAGTAGGAGGCCAACCTCAAAATTTATCATTCAATGAGATCACCAAAGACCTCTCTTTAACATATGGAAATACTGTTTCTTTAAGTTCATTTGGTTCTGGTGGCGATTCATTATATTTAAAATTAAGTGGTGGTACCATTACTGGAAATTTAAGTGTAGGTGGAAACCTTTATGGTGATGGGAGTAATTTAACAGGTATTGTGGCTGGAGATACAGAAGCTACTACCTTAGTAAGAACCAATTCAGGCAATTGGGAAAGTGTTTATACAACAGTCCAAAACAACAGTGCATCAAATTGGGACAACACTTCAGTTACGTCTTATGTCAATAATAATTTTGTTCCTTTAACAGGAGGTACATTAACTGGTAATCTTTCTGTTCTTGGTGATATCACATACATTGATACCGCTGTTGCAGTAACGAGTGCAATGTATATTGATACCTCTTCTTCAGAAACAGCTCTTAGAATAACTCAAAGAGGTTTTGGTGACGTAATACGGGTTGAAGATTCTGATAATCCTGATTTGACCCCATTTATCATTAATTCTGATGGATTGGTTGGTATAGGAACATCTTCTCCAAATGAGGAATTAACAGTCATTGGGAATGTTTCTGCTACTGGTTCATATTATGGTGATGGTAGTAATTTAACAGGTATTGTTGCAGGTGACATAGTTGCAACCACCTTAGTAAGAACTAATTCAGCCAATTGGGAGAGCACTTATTCTACTGTTACTTCTCTTTCCTCAAACTGGCAAACGACATTTGCAGCAAGTTCAGCTTATGTCAGTTCTAATCCAACAGGCATAACAGGTGCTAGCGCATTAACTAAATTAATTCAAATTACTCAAGCTGGTTACAATTCTATAACGCCAGCTTCTGACACCCTTTACATTATTGTAGGATGATTTTAATAGATTCCAGTTCAGCATATGCTGGTTCTAATCAGGTTAGAACTATAGCCAGTTTTGGTTCTAATTTATATCACTTCATGACTTATGCTGATACAACTCTTTCTCGTGTGGTTTCGGGTAGCGGTATAGGTATATTAAAAAATGGTCCTGGAGTTTTGACTCTCTCTGCAACTAATACCTATACAGGAAACGCTACAATTAGTAGTGGAGTAATGTCGATTATTAATACAGGAGCTTTGCCTGGATTCAATACAAATGGAAGATTTGCAGTTGCGCCAAATGCCACATTAGCTGTGTATAATGCCGTAACTGATGCGGAAGTCACTACGCTTCGCAACACTACTAATTTTAGAGCAAATGCTGCTATTGGTTTTGACACAACGTCCGGAAATAGAACGTATACCCCGACTCTCAATAATACTTCTCAAGGA